AGCCGGGGCGGCGCAAGTCTTTCCGTGCGAGACACAAGTGCGACTCCAAGCCGCCAAGCAAGATGTCTGCTCGTTACTGGTCTTGCAAGAACTGGTGACGATATGCCTATAAGCAGAGCGCAGATGGGCAAGCAGGTCAAAAACGCGCCCAAATCAAAGAAGATCAAGGCGGCTAAGTGCAGAAACGGCTTGGCTCGTAGGGGCAGGACGAGAGGGAGGAAAGTCTAATGGCGACTAGCGGAACGACAGCCTTTACTCTTGACTTGTCAGATATATTTGAGGAGGCGTTTGAGCGAGCAGGTTCTGAGCTACGAAGCGGCTATGACTACCGGACGGCACGGCGCAGTCTGGATTTGTTGATGCTGGAGTGGCAGAACCGTGGTCTTAACTTGTGGACAGTAAGGGATGCTACGCAGACTCTGACCGCAGGCACCTCGTCATACGATCTGACCTCGGAAAAGCAGGATATTGTAGAGGGGCTTTTGCGAACTGACGCAGGAGACACCTCCAAGCAGTCTGATCTGACAATGCAAAGAATCTCGGTGAGCCAGTACGCTCATCAGACCAACAAGCTGACGCAGGGCAGGCCGCTACAGTATTACGTTGAGCGCAAGCCTGCGGGACTGACGTTGCACTTCTGGCCTGTGCCAGACGCGACAACGACCTACACGTTTGCGTATTACTACCTAGACAGGATAGAGGACACCGGAAAGCCAGCGTCCAACAACATGGATGTACCAGCGCGGTATCTGCCGTGCATGGTAGCTGGTCTAGCTTATTACATAGCGAGCAAGAAGCCTGAATCAATACAACTGGCACCAGCACTCAAGGATGTGTACGAAGAGCAGTGGAATCTGGCGGCAGACGCATCCAGAGAAAAGGCATCGCTTTACATGGCTCCCGGTGGGTATAACAATTTATGAGCAGTTACGCGAAAGGCTCCAAGGCGTTTGGATTTTGTGATCGGACAGGTTTCCGATATCCACTGCGCGACTTGGTCAGACAGATTGAGGATGGCCGCTGGAACGGTCTGCTGGTTGGCAGGGATGTTGTAGATCAGGATCAGCCTCAGTTGAAACTGGGGGATGTCAATGCGAACGATCCACAGGCGCTTCGGTTTCCGAGACCTGACGACAGCCTTGATGAAAGTCGTGCGCTTTCTGCGTTCGATCCTGTCGGGGGAGGCAATACGGCACTTGGAAGCCGGACTGTCGGTCTTGATATGGCGGGTGTTGTTGGGCGGGTAACGGTGGAGACATCCTGATGGCGTTTACGTTTACCTCCCTAAAACAGGCGATACAGGATTATTGCGAGTCAAACGAGACTAGCTTTGTCAATAATTTGACAACAATCATTACGCAGGCAGAAGACAAAATCCTGAAGACAGTGCAACTGCCTGATTTCCGTAAGAATGTTTCTGGCTCCGTGGCAGGCGGTAACCAGTACCTGATCATGCCTACAGATTTTTTGACACCCTACTCATTAGCTATCGACAACTCCGGCTTTGAGTATCTGATCTTTAAGGACGTAAACTTTATACGTCAGGCGTACCCGCTAACGACAACGCAGGGAGCGCCCAAGTACTACGGCATTTTTAGCCGCACCGCGTTTATTCTCGGCCCCACCCCTGACTCTGCATATGATGCAGAACTGCATTACTTCCACAAGCCCGAATCCATCACCGTGTCTACGGACGGCACAAGCTGGCTTGGCACGAATGCTGAGTCAACACTTTTATATGGCTGTCTTGTCGAGGCATACACGTACCTGAAAGGCGATGCCGATATCATGCAGATGTACATGCAGAGGTACGCAGAGGCGTTGGGCAAGCTGGAGCAGTTAGGTGAGGGGTATAGCACGACGGACAGTTATCGTAGCGGAGAAGTAAGGAAGCCTAGAGGATGATTAGTGTTAGCACCACGATGGACGTGGGTAGCGTGCTTGTTGAGACAACAGAGGGTAGAGGGTTTACCCCAGAAGAGATTGCCGAGAGGTGCCTGAACAGGGTCGTCTCGGTTGCCGATACTGCGATGCCTGAAGTTCAGGCTCAAGCGCAGGCATTCAAGGATCAGATTAGGGCGGTCCTTGTTTTTTACATGAAAGAGGCCGCGAAAAGCGACCGAACCACTGTGTATAACGCCCTCTTGGATGCTGGGCAAAAAGACTTAGCCGAACTTATCAGGAGAATGTGATATGGCTTTTAGCGGAAACTACATGTGTACCTCGTTCAAGCAGGAACTGCTTGTGGGCTCACACAACTTTACTGCCAGTAGCGGGGACACCTTTAAACTGGCTATGTATACCAACAGCGCGAGCTTTGATGCGTCTACGACTGCTTACACCACAAGTAACGAGATTAGCGGAACAGGCTATTCTGCTGGCGGCGGCACCTTGACCAATGTTACTCCTACCACGTCAGGAACAACGGCGCTTACGGACTTTGCAGACCTTACGTTCTCTTCCAGTACCCTGACGGCGCGTGGCGCTTTGATCTACAACACCACCACTGGTAGCGGCTCTGGCACTACAGACACCGTTGTTGTTCTGGATTTTGGTTCTGACAAGTCATCTAGTGCAGGTGACTTTACCATCGTGTTCCCCACAGCGGATGCGTCGAACGCGATTATTAGGATTGCATAATCATGGCGTTAGTCGTAAAGGATCGGGTAAAAGAAACCACCACTTCTACAGGGACGGGCGCGATCACATTGGCTGGAGCGCAGGCAAACTTTCGCACCTTCTCTTCTGTGCTGTCTAATGCAGATACAACGTATTACGCGATTATTGACAACACAAACCTTGACTTTGAAGTGGGTCTTGGCACTTATGCTAGTAGCGGCAATACGATAACCCGGACCACGGTGTTGTCGAGTTCTAATAGCAATAGTGCAGTCAACTTTTCCGCAGGTACCAAGGATGTAATCTTGACGTATCCTGCTGACAAGGCAGTGTATGAAGAGTCTGATGGCTCCGTTTTGATTGAAAATCTTGAGCTTAATGCGAATGCAATTAAGTCCACGGATACTAACGGCAACATCCAGCTTTTCCCCAACGGCACCGGATTTACTGAGCTATACGGCAACACCAATGCTGGAGCGGTTAGATTTAACTGCGAAAGCAACTCTCACGGGGTAACTTTAAAGGGGCCACCTCACTCTGCCGGTGCCACTTATACCCTAGAGCTACCTGACGCAACGGGAAGCGCAAGACAGATTCTTAACACTAACGGCAGTGGTAAGCTGGCCTTTACAAACTCCCTGCCTGATCCACTGCTTAAAAGCGCCAACTACACCGCTGTAGCAGGTGATTTTGTGGTGGCGACAGCGGGTAGCATTACAATTACGCTCCCCGCCTCACCCAGCGCAGGAAACGCAGTTACCATCAAAGACGGTACTGGAGCCGCCGCCACGACGACATTTACTGTCGCCAGAAATGGATCAAACATTGCGTCGAGTGCTAGTGATCTGACGTTCGACAAGAACTTTGCAGAAATCACCATGACGTACATTAACAGCACCATTGGGTGGAGCGTGTAAGTGAGCAACCTCTCGGAGCTATTACCGGCTGGTGGCGGGCAAAATAACTTTACCTTTACTGCGTCTGGCGCTGTATCCAATGGCGACGCAGTTGTATTGAACTCTGACGGCACGGTTACATCCGTTGGAAATGTTGCCGCCGCCATAGGTTCTATTGTGGAAATATCCACGCAGACTAACATCAACGCAAGAACCACTAGCTCCGCATATGACAGCACCAACAACAAAGTTGTAATTGCCTACCAAGGCTCATCTAATTATGGCTACGCTGTGGTCGGGACGATCAGCGGCTCCACGGTTAGTTACGGAACGCCTGTTGCGTGGACATCTACCAGTGTAGAAAGACCGTGTATTGCGTTTGGCAATGGCAAGGTTGTTGTTTTCTACAAGGATCAAACGGGAGGCACCAAGGCTCGTGTGGGGACTGTTAGTGGCACCAGTATTAGCTTTGGAAATGCTGAGACTGTCGACAGTAATGCCACCGCAGGAAACAACTCCATTGCCTATCACGCCGCAGAGGATAAATTCGTGGTGGCCCTGCAAGACAATGGAAGTAGCAGTTACGGAAAAGCGTCCGTAGGGACTGTCAGCGGAACCACTATTTCATTTGGCTCACAGACCACCTTTGAGTCAGCCTACGTTCTGTTAGAAACCGGCTCTGTTGTGTACGACAGTACAAATGAAAAAATAGTTATTATCTACACAGACAGCGCAGACAATAACCGTGGCACGGCTGTTGTTGGAACTGTCAGCGGAACGTCTATTTCTTTTGGC